GGGGGTAGGGGGGATAAAGGGGGCCTGCCCTCACCGCACTACAGAGGAGAATCTATGCCAACCCTTCCGAGAGGTCTTCGCTTCGGATCGAATGGCGAAGTTCTTAATGACTTCGAGGCGCTCTGGTTTCCGGAGCGCCATACCGTAGATCTAAGCAATGGGACCTGCAAGCTCACTGGTTATATCACTAACCTGCCTGGCTACAGTGACATATTCCCTAATAAAGGAGTCACTGCTGCTCGTACGCCGTACAGAAGTACAGTGCCCGTTAACCATCTTGGTTACAGGCCAGTTACGACTGTTGAGTACATTCCCGACGGAACTTACGTACGCCTCGATGGGCACGTGAAATTTGAAGGGGACTTGGTTAATGGGTCAGTTGATCTCACGAATTTCGTGATCTCATTAGCTGCTCAGGGTGGCTTCGATTACCAATCGGTAATCGGACCTAGGTTCTCTGCGCGCTTCTCCGCGTTTAGCACCAAATATGGTGTCTTACTCGGAGAAGGGAGAGAAACTCTTAAGTATCTTCTCCTCGTCGTTCGCAGAATGCGTGAAGGGTACCGCGCCGTAAGGCGTGGCGATCTCAAGCGTCTCAGGAATGTGATATCGACGTTCGAGCCGAGTACCATAAAAGGTAAACGAGCAAGGGCCGAGTTTTCACAGACCTATCGCGACAAGCTTACCGGAAACAAGGTCGAAGTTAGACCGAGTGAAGGTAAGTGGAATAGCAGTAGTGCGAGTGACCTGTGGTTAGAGTTCCGTTATGGGCTGATGCCGTTATTCTACGACATACAGTCCGTCATGGAAGACTTCATGCGTGTTCATAAGAAGATCGCAAAAATTCAGCGGTTTTCAGCTGGACATGGTAAGCTCGAGACGGTTAGTTCGCGGTTTTACCCGGACGTCCATTTCAGCCTTGAGGTCACTGCAGTGTTACAGCGGCGTCATCGTTGGGGTGTCATATACCAGGATACTGGTTCTTTTGCCACTTTCAACAATGGTCGTCTAGTCCCGGTAAAGGACTGGAAGACAGCGGCGTTTGCACTCCTTAATCCCGCCGAAGTTGCGTGGGAAGTTACTCCCTACAGCTTCGTGGTGGATTGGTTTGTAAATGTTGGTGATATGCTTGAGCAGATGGGCCAGCTTTATCGGCACGTCGATGTCGTTGACGGTTTCGACCGGAAAGACATAAAACTCAAATCCGTATCAGTACGCGTGCTAACGAACGACGTTGCGCATGTTGCTAGCTTTCAGCTGCGACAAGCAAAACTGTTGCATAGTTATTACTCGCGCGTGCATACCGTTGCGTTTCCGCAAATTTCACCACAACTCGATACTGAGATCCGTAGCGTTAAGCACGTAATCGATAGTATCGCCCTATTAACCCAACGCGTTAAGCGTTGAACTTTGGGTCAATTTGATCATGGCAAAATTAAATCAGGTAACTCTTTCCAAAATCGGAAAGAATGGGGATCAGACTTTAACTCTTACACCGCGCGGGGTAAACCCGACGAACGGCGTGGCGTCGCTATCTGAAGCTGGAGCTGTTCCGGCATTAGAGAAGCGCGTAACTGTGTCAGTTGCGCAGCCATCTCGGAACCGTAAGAACTTTAAAGTTCAGATTAAACTCCAAAACCCGACTGCATGCACGAGGGACGCATGTGACCCATCTGTGACGCGATCTGCTTTCGCAGACGTAACGCTGTCGTTCACGTCGTATTCTACCGACGAGGAACGTGCGCTGATTCGCACTGAATTGGCAGCTCTACTGGCGGATCCACTGATTGTCGATGCTATTGACAATCTGAACCCAGCCTACTGAGCGGCGTTACTGGTAGCCTCGTCCGGCGGTGGGGATAATCCCTCCGATCCAGACGTCCCGGTTGTTCCAGACGTCAAACCGCCAGACGGTACGGGGCGCTATAAGTGCCCCTTCGCCTGTTACCGCCTCGGTAGTATTTACGAGGTCGGTAAGGAGGGTTCTCCTGACATTTATGAAAGGGGAGACGAAGTCTCAGTCACTTTCGATTACGCTCTCGAGGATTTCCTTGGGAACACGAATTGGCGTAACTGGGATCAGCGATTATCAGATTATGATATAGCTAATCGTCGTCGTTGCCGTGGCAATGGGTACATCGACCTAGATGCAACCGCCATGCAGTCTGATGATTTCGTATTGTCAGGCCGCTACGGCGTGCGAAAGGTCAAGTTTCCCGGCGCCTTCGGCTCAATCAAGTATCTCTTGAACATTCAAGGTGATGCCTGGTTAGACTTATCCGAGGTAACAGCGTACCGTTCCTACGGAATGGTTATTGGTTTCTGGACAGACTCTAAGAGCCCGCAGCTACCAACCGATTTCACGCAGTTTAACAGTGCGAATTGCCCTGTACAGACGGTGATAATCATACCCTCACTTTAAGCAACTTAAAGGAGATAGCATGCCAAAGACAGCTAGTCGCAGAAGAGAAATTACTCAGCTATTGGGTAAGGTCGACATCAACTTCGAAGACGACATCCATATGTCTATTGCTAATGACCTCTTTGAGGCCTACGGCATCCCTAAACTTGATTCGGCGGAGGAGTGCATTAACACCGCATTCCCGAGCCTGGATCAAGGCGTTGACACGTTCCGTGTCGAATACTTACGCGCCGAAATCTTATCAAAGTTTGATGGGCACCCTCTCGGTATTGATACCGAAGCGGCTGCATGGGAAAAGTTCCTAGCGGCCGAGGAGGGTTGTAGACAAACGAACGAACGACTGTCGCTAGTTAAGTACCACGATAATTCCATTTTGTCGTGGGGCGAGCGTGTTATTCACACGGCCCGTCGAAAAATACTTAAACTAATTGGCGAGTCTGTACCGTTCGGGGATGTGGCGTTGCGCTGCCGTTTTTCTGGCGGCGCGACGACCTCGGTTAACCGTTTACACGGTCATCCGTCGTGGAAGCATGCCTGTCCGCAGGATGTTACCAAACGCGCATTCAAGTACCTGCAAGCCTTTAAGCGGGCCTGTGGTGACGTTGTAGATCTACGCGTCAACGAGGTGCGCACTTCAAATAAAGCAGTCACTGTTCCAAAGAACAGTAAAACTGATCGCTGTATTGCTATCGAGCCCGGCTGGAATATGTTTTTCCAGTTAGGCGTCGGTGCAGTGCTACGCGATAGGTTGCGTTTATGGAAGATTGATCTTAATGACCAATCGACCAATCAACGCCTCGCGCGTGATGGGTCTCTGCTAAATCATTTAGCTACCATAGACTTATCTGCAGCCAGCGATTCAATCAGCCTTAAGCTTGTTGAGTTGCTCATGCCCCCTGAATGGTATGACCTTCTAACGGATCTCCGATCCGATGAAGGAATACTGCCTGACGGGCGAGTTGTGACCTATGAGAAAATATCCTCCATGGGTAATGGCTACACTTTCGAACTCGAGTCGCTTATTTTTGCGGCTATCGCTCGAAGTGTGTGCGAGTTACTGGAAATTGACCAATCTACTGTTAGCGTGTACGGGGATGATATAATCATCGATACCCGTGCCGCAGCTCCATTAATGGATGTCTTTGAGTACGTCGGGTTCACTCCTAACAGAAAGAAAACGTTCTGCGATGGACCCTTCCGCGAATCGTGCGGTAAGCACTGGTTCCAAGGGGTAGATGTAACGCCCTTTTACATACGACGACCAATACGTTGCCTAGCCGATATGATACTTGTATTAAATAGTATCTATAGGTGGGGCACTGTTGATGGCATATGGGATCCTAGAGCACTGACCGTTTACGAAAAGTATCTTAAACTGCTGCCAAGAAATTGGCGTCGCAATCGGATACCAGACGGCTACGGAGACGGAGCTCTCGTCGGATTGGCTACGACGAACCCGTTTGTAATAGTTAAAAATTATTCAAGACTATACCCGGTATTAGTTGAAGTCCAGAGGGACGTCAAGCGCAGCGAGGAGGGTAGTTATCTATATGCCCTCCTACGTGATCGCGAGACACGTTACAGTCCTTTCCTGCGTGACGCAGATAGGACTGGTTTTGATGAAGCGCCGCTAGCTACTAGCCTTCGTCGCAAGACAGGTCGGTACAAAGTGGCGTGGATTCAGGACAGTGCCTTCATCCGGCCCCCGTATTTAATTACGGGAATTCCCGAGGTGAAGCTCGCAAGCTAGGCACTAGCTTGTGATGGGAAGGGTGGTCTCTGACCGCCCGAGAGGAGAAAGAAAGGAAACTCCCCTCCGCGAGGGTGGGCTCTGCTTTGCCCACTCTCCTCCCA